TTTTTATTAAAGCCACTAGGAGAAGCCTACTTCCAGTGGAACATGCAATTTCTAGAGGACGAGTTGGATGTCAAAGGTGATTTAGAAGTTAAGGCTACTGGTACGAATAGCTTGATGCAGAAAGAAGTAAGAAGTCAAAGATTGACAATGTTCTTACAGACTGCTCAAAATCCTGCTGTTGCACCGTTTGTTAAGATTTCTAAATTGATTAGTGAACTAGCCTACAGCCTAGACTTAGACCCTGATGAGATACTCAACAACCCCGAAGAAGCCGCTGTAATGGCACAAATAATAGGAATGCAAAATGCTGGACAAAAAAATGGCAATGAAACTCAACCCGATAGTCAACAGCCCCCAATGGGAGGACCTCAAGGAGCACCTCAAGGACCTCAAAGCCTTGGACCTACAGGCACTGGTGGTGGCAACATCGGAACAGGAAATGTTCCGCTTGCAGGGGAAGATGAGTTCTCTGGTACGCCTAGAGCAACTGGACCTACAGGTTAAAGAAGCATTAACTCGGAGAGATGAAAATGTATAAAAAGAAAGGACTACTAGAAGATGAACTCTACCACGAAGGTGGTCATGTAGACGATAAAAGAACCGAAGCTTACTCTGGGGGAATGTATAGAAAGAAGTATGCCGAAGGAGGTTCGTTACTATCAGATGATATGGAAACACACACCATGCCTGATGGAACAGAAATGGCAGGAGCAACACACGGAGAATCCGATGCGTTATTACCTGACGAAGAAATGGAAGAAGACCATTCAGAATTTATTCTTGACGAAGCACTATCTGAAGAAGAACAAGATATGCTAATGTCAAAACTAGAACAAGATGAAGAACTACAATTACTATTTGATAAAGTAGTAGGCGTAGCACAAGAATTTGCTGGTTCTGGTCCTGTAGATGGACTAGGAACAGGAGTCTCCGACAGTATACCTGCTAGGTTATCTGACGGTGAATTTGTCTTTACTGCAAAAGCGGTAGCAGAAATCGGAGAAGACGTTTTAATGTCTATGATGAAAGAAGCTGAAGCTGGTGTAGATAACAGACAAGAACTTAATGTTGGAGGAATGCTAGGTGACCCGAAGCTAGATGTTGACCCTAATGGGCAACCAGTTCAAGGTGACATGGTAGAAGATGAAATCCGTAAAGGGATGTTATCTGCAAATCCAAGATTAAGACAGCGATAGAGCCACCCTATACAGGCACTCTATCATTATAAAACCCGAAAGGCGACCTTTACATACAAGCCCTCTAGTCGACATAGAGCTACCTTGTGAACGAAGCCCTGATTAGGAGAAGATGATGACTAACACAGTCCAAAAAGAACGAAAGCCAAATCCGTATAATGCGAAAAAAGATTGGCACAATAATGATGATAAACCTTTTGTATCATCTAATAGTATGTATTTTGAAGAGCCTCAGAATAAACTTTTCGACAGCGATGACATAATGGAAGTCGGTGAAGAAGGAAGTGTAAACACTGAGGAACTGGCAAGTAAGAAGAATTCTCCTTACAAAAAGCCAGACTACAAGAAACGCTATGATGATTTAAAAAAGCATTACGATAGTAAGCTTAATGAATTTAAGTCTAGGGAAGAAGACCTACTAACTCAAGTTAAACAACCTGAATATAGAGCACCTAAATCCCCAGAAGAACTTGAAAAATTTAAGACCGACTATCCTGATGTGTACGAAGTTGTAGAAACCGTTGCTCACATGCAAAGCGAATCTAAAGCAAAAGTTCTAGAAGAACGCCTTAGTAAACTCCAAGAACGTGAAGACGATTTAATACGACAAAGTGCAGAAAAAAGGTTAATGGATAGACATCCTGATTTTGGAGATATCAGAAACAGCGATGACTTCCACGAATGGGCAAAAGAACAGCACTCATCTATCCAAGCTTGGGTATATGACAACAAAGACGATGCCGATTTAGCTTCACGTGCTCTTGATTTGTTTAAAAAGGATGTGGGAATTGACGTTCCTAAGACTAAGCCATCATCAAAAAAACCGACCAGACAATCTGCGGCAGATATGGTTTCCACTAAAACAACTAGTGTGACCCCTACCTCAGAAAAAGTTTGGTCAGAAAGGGAGATTGCGTCTATGAGTATGGCAGAATTTGATAAATTTGAACAAGAAATATCAGATGCTATGCAAGAAGGCAGAATCTCGAAATAAACTATTTAACTTAGGAGAAGTATTATGGCTCAATTTTTTGAACCGTCAACAGATACAAACGCTAACTTTGCAAACTCCGTAAGTGGACAAACTAATAGTTTCTTCCTACCTTCGGTTTACTCTAAAAAGGTTCTAAACTTTTTTAGGAAAGCCTCGGTAATTGAAGCTATCACCAACACAGATTACGCTGGTGAAATATCCTCTTTCGGAGACTCTGTAAAGATTATCAAAGAACCCGTCATTTCAGTATCAGACTACACACGTGGCTCTGACACTACTGACACAAAACTAACCGACGCTGAAATTTCTTTAGTCGTTGATAGTGCTAAAGCTTTTAAATTCATCGTAGATGATATCGAAAGCAATATGTCACATGTCAACTTTAAAGAAGTAGCTTCTAGTGCCGCCGCTTATGCTCTTAAAGATGCATACGATGCAAGTGTACTAGCTACTATGTTCGCAGGTTGTTCAGCAAGCTCACCTGACCATATCATTGGTTCGGACAGTGCTACTGCTGACGCTACTCTAACCCACGCAACCAACTCTGTTGATTTGTTTGGTTCAGATGGAACTGGTGTAGATGCTATTGATTTAATGGCTAGGATGGCTAGACTATTAGATGACCAGAACGTACCTGAAGAAGGTCGTTGGTTTGTTGCACCTCCTTCATTCTATGAAGAGTTGTCACAATCTGGCTCTAAAATGCTTTCTGTTGACTTTAACGCAGGTCAAGGTTCAATCAGAAACGGTTTAGTATCAAGTGGAAAACTACGTGGATTCGACATGTACAAGTCTAATAACATTGCTGGCACATCAAATGCTACTGGTAAGGTTATGGCTGGACACATGAGTTCTACTGCTACTGCAAACACAATTCTTTCAACTGAAGTGTTGAGAGACCCAACATCGTTTGGTGATATTGTGCGTGGTCTACATGTCTATGGTGCGAAAGTACTTAGAGATGATGCCCTATGTAGTGCATTCTACTTAATTGACTAATTAGTCAAACTCGGAGGGGTCTTCACGGACCTCTCCACTTTTTTAGGAATAATAAATGGCTACTACATATTTAGATTTAAGTAACGAAGTATTAAGAGAACTTAACGAGGTTGTCCTAACTTCTGGAACTTTTGCTAGTGCTACAGGTATTCAAGCGTTCGTAAAGGATGCTATTAATAAATCTATATTTGATATAGCAAATGCCGAACCACAGCTACCCTTTTTCTCAGCAGGAGCTAGTGGAGGAACAGACCCTTTTTATGGAAACGTCACTGTTGCAACGACAGCAGGAACTCGATGGTTTACTTTAAAGACGGATAGTTCTGATATTAAAACTGATTACGCATCAGTAGACTGGGATGATTTTTATCTAACAACAATAAACGTGAGTGGAGAAACTACTCCTTACGTTTCTAAAGGTTTAAAATTTTTAACACTATCTGACTGGAAACAATATTACAGGGATAGTGAAAATGCAGACGATGCAAATGGTTCTGATGCCTCACATGGCGAACCACGATACGTTATTAAAAGTCCAGACCACAGAAAGTTTGGCTTAAGTCCAATACCCGATAAAGTTTATAACGTACACTTTTATGCTTTTGCAAAGCCTACGACTTTATCCGCATACAACGATTCGATTACTATGCCAGAACAATATAGTAACGTAATCACAGCACGAACAAGATATTACGTGCATCAATTTAAAGAGAATTTACAGCAAGCTTCCTTTGCACTTGACGAGTATAAAAAGAATATGAGGACTATGAAATCTAATTTGATTAATCCTACACCTACTTATATGTCAGACGATAGGACTTACTTCTAAATGGCAGGTTCTCAACCCTTTTCCGTACCGTTAGGAGGTGGACTTAATAAGTCTACTAACTCTCTAGCGTTACTACAGACCCCAGGAGTTGCTACTAAGTTAAGAAACTTTGAAGTATCACCAGAGGGTGGGTATCGTAGAATAAATGGATTTAGTTTATTTGGAGATACCTTACCTAATTCTGCTAATGATGTAGAAGGATTGTTAGTATACGCAGATGGCGTACTGGCTGTTGTAGGTAATGATATATTTTTTAGT